GTTTTGGTTGTGGTGTTGTTGTTCGTGGTTCCACCACCTGAGACACTTCCTGGTCTTCGAGTACCTGAAGGGCCTGCTTTAGGGCTGTGATTTGATCTTTGCGGCTGTGTTTGTCTAGGGGGAGTGGTTCTCCCTTTAGTGCTAGCACCAACCTTGGCTTTTGGTTGAGTGCTGTCACCGCCTTTCCTAACTTTTCCACCATCACCCTTAGGCAGGTTTGGAAATTTAGCAGATCCTTCTGGATTGCTTCGTCCTCTATTTTGAGGTTGCGAAGCTCCAGAATTAGTGGGTTGATCTTTTCTCCCACCAACTCTGGTAGTCTCCGGGTTTGCTCGTAAATGCTTGTTTTCGACATCTTCTTGTATTTGACGAGCGTCCAAAGGCTCCGTCGGCATAGCATCCTCATCGAGTGTATCCTTGTACGGACATGGCTCTTCATCTCGATTGAGGGGACGGAGCTCCCAGGGATTGTTTAGTTGCTGCAGATGTAATCTTAGCTCTTCCAAGGTTTCAAGGGAAAAGCCGGTTCTTGCCGAAACGCAGTTCAACATCAAATCAATATCTTTTGGATCCTGGGGCCATGCGCCTCCTTGTGTTAACCAGTAGGTCTTCTCACGGTCTTTTGACAGCCTCTGGGCCCTTTTAGTGTCTTCCGCCACCGTCTTAATGTAATTTCGTTGAATCATATTACAATAGTCGCTTGTGATTGGTGAAAATCGGTCAGTTATCAAGTAACCGTCCAACCTATCCATAGCGGCTGTCGTTAGTGGCACATTAGGGTCTCGTGCTGTCAAGTGCAATTTCCTCCAAGTTCGTAGTGGATCTTGCATGGTGGTACTGGTTGTCCAAGGATCTGGGTACACTCGTGCAAGGAATGTAACTCCAGTGTCTTGAGAGCAAGTCTCATACTTCATCCTTAGGCCTAATTGATTGCATACCTTGGTGATTGCTGACTTCAATTCTTTTCTAGTCAATCCATCATCACCAAACTTAGGTCCTATTAAGCGAAAGCATTCCTCCGGTGTGAGATGGGGAAAAGTTATTCGCAAGGCGACGTATTCCACAAAGCCGTTAGGGTGAGTGTTTCCGTCACAAGTGGCAGGGTTACCACTTTTGACACCTTCACCTGCATCGTATTTGAAGTTGAACCTCTTAGCAAATGCTGGAATGCTAATCAGATATGTTGCATATTCTCTAATAGCTGCATGGTAATCCGGATGGAAATACCGCAACAAGCAAGCAATATATATCTGCATTTGAAGCCACTTGGATGTTGTTCCATCCAAGTTTTCGAAATCGGTCTCGCCAATTTCGTCTACGCTAGCGGCGTAATCCATTACGCACTCGGTTATCTGCTTCGGTGTTTTACCAGGGCAGAACCAGTGTGCGTTATGTTCGTCATGTAAAACTTCATCTCGATATTTCAACGTATATTGTGAAAATTGCAAGAGAAAACGAATATCTGGATACGCAGTTATAATTCTAGCGGACTTCATACATGGTTCATTCTTCATGAATGCTTCGGTCTTCTTTTGTGGGGTCATTTCGACAGTCTCCCATATTTGCTTAATGGCCAGAACCTGCGATGGTTTATCAAGTAATTCAGCACATTCTTCCAACCCATAGGGTATTCCTTGGTGTGCAATTGGAACTACCAACTTCGCAAATTCAACAGCGTAAGCCTGTATTTTGGAGTTTGGAACTTTGTCATTCTTATAAAAAGTGACACGCCTGTCGATTGACAATGACATTGCCTCCCACCGTTTGATCATTGGCATCATATTTTGATCAGTGACGAGTGGTGCAGAATAAGCCCGACTACTAACTTCGGGTTGTTCTGCTTCTGTGGCTATTGGCCAATGGACTTTTGGAACCGTTGACCTCACCAGCCTGGCGGGATCTGGAATTTCAGACACGCCCTTTCGGTAGTATTGCCCGGTTAAGGCTAAAACCTTGGACTCAGTGTATTTCATACCTATCATACGACTGGTGACCGATTGTTGTGATTGTAATCCCATTAATATGTCGAAGTCATCCTTCGCTAAGTCAACAGTGGCGTCTTCTCCGTCTCGGCCAAAGTTGATTCGCAGATCACCTCCTTCTTGATTGACATATACAATGGAATTCCAACCCGGTCTAGTAGCGTCTTTAAAGTTAATGTGCTTTAGACGTCTAGCTCCAAGGTTAGTTGGTAAAAACCGCCATTTCCACACCGTAAATTGTGGAATGGTCCAGACAAACAACCTATGGGGACATGCCTTCCATGGTCGTGAGTGATGCAATTTTGTGAACACTACTTGATGTAGTCCTAGTGTCCACAAGAGTTTCCTTCCAAGTTTTTCATACCAGGTCTTGCTGATTACGTCCGTTTCTACGAACTCACCTGAAACTGCCCAGTCCCATACATTATGGGACCACACGTTGCCTCCTCCAACTTCGTATACTATCTTGTTATCTTTTATACGATAGAAAGCGTCGCCATCATTTCCTGCGACTGCTTGTGGTTGGAAAGTGTGAAAAATACACGGGACAAGCAAACCAAAAACCTCACCAATATCACGGATATAATAATCTACGTCGATACCAACAATCACATCAGTGTTTGTTGGCATAGCATTTGATATTGGTCGTTCCAGGTCATTCGGAGCGTAGTACTGCACGATCGATCTATCACAATTCGACTTTTCAGAAGGTGAAATTTCTAATTTAGTCAAACCGGAAGCAAGTAAAGCTTGATCAATGGTTCTTCGTGCGCAGTCACGTACAGCCCCTGACACTGGATGTCCGTTGTCAGAAGTTCTGGTTGGTTGGGATGTTTCAAGGCTATCAATTGGATAGAAATCTCGTCTCACATCGCGCCTCGTGCGATCCATAGTTAGATTTTGGATCACACGGCTGGGGGTATTTACCAAAACGTTGGGATACAGCCCGATTGCTGCATAGCCCAACACGCGCTCTCGGTGCCTCCACAGATATACTGCGGCACCACCCACACACACACATGCCCCGAGCGATTTCAGCGACATTGTGCGGTCTAGTAGAGTTTGGATTTTATTCATTTTGGATTATTTTGT